GACCCCGTTCGTAGCTTGCTCCGAGCGTCTGGACCTGCCAACCAAGTCCGGTAACCAGTACGAAATGTTCATGTACGTTCCTCTGGCTGCGAACACCGCGCAGACCAACGAAGGAACCGTGGGCAGCTCGATCTCCGTTTCCGTCCTTACCACGACTGCCACCATCGGTGAGTACGCTGACTACGCTAACTTCTCCAGTCTGTCTCTTGCTACGGCAATCGACAACACTGTTGAGAACGTCGCCCGTGAGCTTGCATACCGTCTTGGCGAGTCTTTGTCTGGTCTCGTCCGTGCAACCGCTGACGGCGCAGCCAGCGTTGACTCCAGCGTGCTTGTGCAGCTTGGTGCAACTTCGACCACAGCCTTCACCTCGCTGAGCCTGAACCAGATTCGTAACGCAGTGCAGTCTCTTGCTGGCCGTTCGGTACGTCCGTTCGACGAAGCAAGCAAGGCATTCTGCGGCGTCATTCACCCGTTCGCATTGGGCGATGTACTTTCGGATGTCAGCAACAACGCACCTATCGACATCTTGAAGCACACCCCGGTCGGGCTGATGAAGATGGAAGACCTCGTTTCGGTGGACTTGACCGAGATGATCGAACTTCCGTCCTCGGGCGTTCACTTCTTCCAGAGCAATCAGGTTACCACCACCCCGAACTACAAGGGTGTGACTGGCCTGACGGCGCTTCGTACCTACATCTTTGGGCGTGATGGCATCTACAGCATCAAGCTTGGAGCACAGGGCGACACCGAGTTCGGAGATGGTGAGTACCAGAACATCAAGTGCAACATTGTGCAGAACGCTGAGCCAACTGTTGCCGATCCTGAAGGGCTGATCCCCGGCTGGACTTCGTACCGCGTTCACTTCACGACTTCGCTTGGTCCTGACACGACCATCCGTATCCGTGAGATTGATGCGGCTTCCGCAATCAGCTAAGACACTGGCTCCTGAGACTAAAAACCTCGGGAGCCATTTCTTTTTGTATCGGATCACCAATAGAAAGGAAACATCAACATGAGTTATCCAGCAGCAACTAGCGGCCTCGGCATCCCAGCGCGAGTCGTAGTTCCCGGCAATGAGTCCCCAATCAGCAATAAGGTCGGACACAATCAGGTCACCATCTCCATCACTGGAAGCAATGGTTTCCCTGAGACGTTCCAGCTTGACCCGACGCTTGAGGATGCTTCCGGCAACGAAATCACCCCCGGCACCGTCTACACCCTGAGTGCAGCGGCGGCCAACGGAGTCTTCACCGGCACCGGCCTACCAGCAACGAACACCCTTGTTGGCAAGTCCGCAGTGACCGCAGGCTTCACCAACGCTGTGAACAACGCAGCCGGTATCGTGACCGCGAACACCACGACCAGCATCACCATCGACACAGGCACCACGACTGTCGCTGAGACCCACGCAGCAACAGCAACCGTACAGGAGACCGGTACCAATGGTTTCACGTACTTTGCTGACGGCGCGGCCTCGCTGACTTCTGGCACTGGCGGCGAGCTGCCTGCGGGCAGCACAGCCAAGGTTGTTTCCGTTTCCACCACTGGCGTTCTTTCAGCCAACGGCGTGACCGGTGGATCGACCGTCGAAGTATCGTATCCGTTTGCTAACGCTGGCGGGACGATTGTCGTGGCTGGAAAGACACTTCCTGCGCAGAAGGTTTACGCGGATGTGGCTGTCAACGTCGTACCGTAATTCAACCCAAACAGAAAGGCGGAAGAGGAGCCGCCTATTATGTCCAAAGAAGCGTACATCGATTCGCCCGCTTATGATAGCGCGGCCCGTCGCAACAACCGAGTGTTGCGTGCAGTAAATACAGTTCTCCGACGCAAGTCGGCTCAGCTTCGAGCAGAAGCAGACGAAGTTATCGCGGAGCTGTTCGACGCTCCAAGCGAAGCAGAGGTAGCATTGGAAAGACTCTGGAGGGAAGGCGGCTTCAGTAGTGAGCTACGACCAGAGAACTATGAAGAACTAGTTGATTTCGCGCTGAGAGCAATCGCCTCTTACGACCGCGTGCAAGCCGCAGCTAATTCCGATGCAACTACGAGTTCTACAGGCAACTGAGGCAATGGGACGAGGGTGGATTACCCAGTGTCCCTAGGCAACCTCACGCGCCTATCTCGCAGCTCTTCGACCGGCCAGTTGAAGATGCCGCGACTCTCTCCTACGAGAGTGATCGACTTCGTACGAGAGGGCACATTTTGATTCAAGAGGGGAGTCTTGAATGCAACCAGCAGTTACCGGCACGCACACAAGTACAGCAGCGCCTTGGGAGACATACGCAGCAGAGATGTCCACCAAGATGTCGAAGCAGCTTGAGCTTGCCGTAGAGGAGTACGCCGAGCGCGTATACGATTCGAACTTCGCAAGCAACGAGAACAAAGAAGAGCTTCACCGCCAGAAAGAGATGAACGACGAACTCTCTGAGCAGTACCAGTGGGCGACGAAAGAGGAGTACGATGACGCGCAAGCGCGTGTCGGAACCCCAATGACGCACACAGAGTTTATCAGCCGTCTTCGTAAGGCCGGTGTAGAGTGCCACTACAGACAGCACGTCCACCTAGATAAAGCCGACCTCTATGTCGCGCTCACTCCGGGCGGAGAGCAGACCGTACAGTGCTGGGTCCAGCAAGGATGGATGCAGGAGCTTTCGGTTCTCAACTTCGATGACCACGGCGTACCACTGGCCGAGCGTCGGCGCGGGTGGCGCACACCACTTCTTCAACTAATCCTCAAGGGCATCATCACTTAGGTCGGCCTAAGGTCACCGACGCTTACCACCGCTACAACGCATCGCTTCAAGCGTTCCGCAACAACGGCAACAAACTCACCCTTCACGGTGAGGAGTAGTACATCCTAAAGGAGGATAGGTTTTGAGCGAACAGGTTTTGAATGACATTCAATTGGAGAGCAAGGCTAAGGCCGAGCAGGTTCTAGCATCTCTCGCACCAAAGGAAAAGGAAGCACCCAAGGCCCCGGTGAAGTCAGCCGCGACCAAGACTCTCGAAGAGCTTGAGATCGAGAGCAAGCAGCTTGAGCTTGAACTAAAGAAGCTCGAACTTCAGGAGCGCAAAGCTAACCTCGAAGACATCAATGATCGTCTCGCAGAGCGAGAGCTAAAGCGTGCGAACATTCGCCAAGAGGCGTACACCAAGGGCGCGACCATCGAGTCCACTCGCAAGAACGAAGCGATGCAACAGAATCGTTGCAACCACCACAAGGGTGGCAACGGAGCTGGCGGCGTCGTCGGCGGAAAGGGTGACTCACCTGACTACGCAGTACTGATGCACACGTTCGCAAACGGCGACACATGGGTGCGATGCCTGCGCTGTGGTAAGACTTGGAAGCCCCCAGTCAAGTCCGATCACAAGACTCAGGAATCGTACAACGCAGCTCTTGCAATCTACAAGCAGGCAGTCAACTTCCAAACGAAGAACACTCCTTCAAAGGGCGTGATCTTCCAGTACTCTGACGGTGGCGAGTTCTACCGTGAGAACACCAAGAACGCAACATTGCGCTAAGGCGCAGACTGTGAAAATCAAGCAGGCACCGTGACAGCCGGTTGCTCAATTCGGAGAACACATGCCTAATAGCTCGATCACTCTTCAGGAAGTTATGGACGACGCAGCAACTCTTGGAGACGTATCTCCTGCCCTAGCTACAGGCGGTTCTTCCCAAGGCCCAGCCCTTTCAATTGCAAACGATGTCATGCAGGCGCTCATCAACGGCGGCCCGCTTGCACAGCCGTACAACTGGAAGTGGAATCGTGCCAACCTACCTCAGTTCTGCACCATCTCTTATCAGCAGGACTACTTCATCCCCGGACTGGTGAACCTTGGCTGGCTAGAAGCAGCGTGGGCATCGCAGATCAATCAGACTTCCATCCCAAAATTCAAACAGCCCGTCGAGGTCAACAAAGACCTCATGGTCACCTATGACCAGACAGGCTACCCGGCTAAAATCTGCTGGCTCCCAAATTCCATGCTGGAAACTGGAACGTGGGGACAGACACCTCTCGGCCCGACCACGGACAACCCCTCAGGCGACACTACGTCTCTCGGGCTTGGGCGCGGCGGCCTTCAGAACCCCGGCCCCGGCGTAATCTATACGTCGCCGTTACTGACGCTGCAAACCCCGACCAACGCAACTACATGCATCACAGACCCGAACGGTAACCTGTGGGCGCTGACCACCTTTGGAACCTGCGGGAACACGCAACCAGACTGGCCAACTAACCCGGCGTATCCAACGGTCAAGAGTCCAAACATCACGGCAACGACCGTGCAAGATGGCACTGTAGTCTGGACGGCAATCAATCCATCAGGTCAGGGCCTACGACTGAACCCCATCCCTCCCCAGAACGGTACTCAGTGGGTCATCGTATGCCAAGGACAGAAGAAGGCTCCTCGCTTCTACTCTGTGGGCCAGACATTAGAACCACTCCCTGACGATTTCGAATGGGCCTTCAAACAGGGCTTCTTCGCAGAGTGCTATCGCCGTAACCCTGATCCCAAGGTCCGAGCGAAGTACACGATGGAGCGTCAGATATGGGAGCAGGCTCTCGACAAGGCAGTACGTCAGAGCGACCGCGAACAAGACAACTACGGCTTCTACCCCGGCACTTCTGTCATGGATAGTTCATGGGGCACTAACCCAACCTCTCCTGCTAACCCCTACGGGCCTTGGTAGGAACTAACTTGAAAGGACTTATAATTACATGGCAACAGTGTACGATTCGCTAAGAGACGCGCTAGGCAATAGCAACGCCAAGCCTAGCAAACAAAAGTCGAACGGAGATAATGACTACGACGACAAGGACGCAGGATCAAACGGAAAGCTAGTGGATGGACTCACTGAAATTTCAGCGTCTATAACTGCAT